AATGTTACAGGTATTATTACAGATGCGAAATTTAAAACGTATGGCTGCGGATCGGCTATTGCGAGTTCGAGCCTCATTACAGAATGGGTCAAAGGAAAAACACTTGACGAAGCCGGATCAATCAAAAACTCCGAAATCGCCGAAGAACTAGCATTGCCTCCTGTTAAAATTCACTGTTCAATACTTGCGGAAGATGCAATCAAAGCGGCAGTAGAAGACTATAGAAAAAACCATGATTTTGCTTACTGAAAAAGCACGCGAGAAAATTAAAACTCAACTTCAAAAACGCGGCAAAGGGGTTGGAATTCAATTGGGCGTGAAGACTACTGGTTGCAGTGGACTTGCATACACATTAGAATATGTTGATAATTATAATTATGATAATACCTGTATTAATTATGGACAGCAAGACTTTGTTATTCTTGTTAATAAAAAAAATGATGTGTATCTAAATGGACTAACAATGGATTGGGTTCGAAATGGACTCAACGAAGGTTTTGATTTCAAAAATCCAAATGAACGTGACCGTTGTGGTTGCGGAGAAAGTTTTCGAGTATGATAACAATAACAGAATCAGCAAAAGCAAAGATATTAGATCTTTTCGCAGAAGAGGGTAATCCTGATTTAAAACTAAGAACATTTGTGCAGGGTGGGGGATGTTCTGGATTTAGTTATGGATTTACCTTTGATGAAATAATGAACGAAGATGATTTCGAGGTGCCTTTGGGCGATTGTAAAGTTTTAATTGATGCAATGAGTATGCAGTATTTGCAAGGTGCAAGTATAGATTACAAGGAAGATCTACAGGGATCTGAATTTAAAATAACAAATCCAAATGCGCAATCAACTTGCGGATGTGGCTCTTCATTTTCGATTTAACGGAGAATAAATAAATGGAAAAAATAATTAGATTTACAGCATCATGGTGCCAACCATGTAAAGCAATGGCAAGTATACTTGAAGAAATTGATACCAATATTCCCATTGAAGTTGTGGATATTGATGCACAACAAGATGTTGCAATTGAATATGGCATTCGCGGAGTTCCAACCCTTGTTAAGATTGACAATAATGGCAATGTTGCAGGTAGAATGGTTGGCGTTAAAGCTAAAAATTTAGTAGAAGAGTTCCTTAATGATTAAAAAGACCAAATCGAATCTTACAGATACCCGAGATTCATTTAAACCATTTAATTATCCATGGGCATATGATGCCTGGTTGAAGCATGAACAATCGCATTGGATGCATACAGAAGTACCAATGGTAGAAGATGTTAAAGATTGGAAAAAGAAGTTAAATGCAGAAGAAAAACAATTCTTAACACACATCTTTAGATTCTTTACTCAAGGCGATATTGATGTTGCCGGTGGATATGTTAATAATTATCTTCCATATTTTCCACAACCTGAAGTGCGAATGATGCTATTGGGATTTGCAGCACGCGAAGCTCTACACATTGCAGCATATTCACATTTGATTGAGACATTAGGATTGCCTGAGACAATGTATAATGAGTTCTTAGCTTATGCGGAAATGAAAGCTAAGCATGATTATGTTTTAAATATATCTCAACAAAATACTACAAAAGAAAACACAGCAAAACATATTGCTATCTTCTCAGCATTTACAGAAGGTATGCAGTTGTTTAGCTCTTTTATTATGTTGTTAAATTTTCCTCGCCATGGTAAGATGAAGGGAATGGGTCAAATTGTTACTTGGTCTATTGTAGATGAGACTCAACACTGCGAAGGAATGATTAAGTTATTTAGAACATATATACAAGAGAATAATGAGATTTGGAACGATGAATTAAAAGGCGAATTGTATACAATTGCTGAACAAATGGTTCTACTTGAAGATAGGTTTATTGATCTAGCTTTTGCGATGGGAGCTATGGAAAATTTATCAGCAGCCGATGTTAAGCAATATATTCGCTATATCACTGATCGTCGACTTATTAGTCTTGGGCTTAAGGGTATTATGAAAGTTAAAAAGAATCCTTTACCGTGGGTTGAAGAAATGATTAACGCACCTATTCACACAAACTTCTTTGAGAATAGAGCGACCGATTATGCTAAAGCTGCGCAAACTGGTTCTTGGGAAGATGTGTGGGCAAAATGAAATCATTTAAAGAAGTGATGGCACCTAGGCATTATGCTGATGGTGCCTTAATATCAGCAAAACTACCACCTGCTTATGAAAAAGCTAAAGGTGATAAGAATTGTGCCAACTGCGGTGCGTATGTACCTGGCACAAAGTATTGTAAAACTTGGGATGCTAAAGTGCGTCCAGAATATTATTGTAAAAAATGGGTGAAGATAGAAAAATAACCTTTACTGAAAAACGTAGAGAGATTTGTAACGACTGTGAACACCTTACTACCATGATTGGTGTTAAGGTATGTGAAGCATGTGGATGTTCTATATGGGCAAAGACAATGTTACCTATTGCAAAATGTCCTAAAGGAAAATGGGATGCCGAATAAATTTGATTATGCGCATATGATTGTCGCTGAGACCTATGCTAAATTATCATCCGCTAAACGATTACAGGTTGGTGCTGTTGTTGAGAAAGACAATAGAATTATATCTATTGGATATAACGGTACTCCTGCTGGCTGGGATAATACTTGCGAAGATACATTTGAAGAACATTCAACGTATATAATTGACCCAGGAGGCCCTGAGTACCCCACAACTATTATTAGTACAAATACAAAGCCAGAAGTTATCCATGCTGAAATGAATGCTATTGGTAAATTGGCACAGTCCAATGAATCAGGAGCAAATGCTACAATGTATATTACCCATGCACCTTGTTTTGATTGTGCAAAGCTTATACATATAGCAGGCATTAAAAAAGTATTCTATAGAAATAGCTATAGAAATAATGATGGTATAGAATTTTTAAATAAATGTAACATTGAAGTGGAGAAAATATGAGTGCAAATAAAAAAATTGGAATTACTTGTTCTACTTTTGATCTGTTCCATGCAGGTCATGTAATTATGTTGGAAGAAGCAAAGCGTCAATGCGATTATCTAATTGCAGCGATTCAAGTTGATCCAACACTAGATAGACAAACTAAAAACAAACCTGTTCAGTCTATTATTGAAAGACAGATTCAGGTATCAGCGTGCAAGCATGTTGATGAGATTATAGTATATTCTACAGAAAAAGAACTTGAAGATATCTTCATGGCTTTACCTATTGATGTTCGCATCTTGGGGGAGGAATATAAAGATACAGAATATACCGGCAAAGAGATTTGCATGAAACGCGGAATAGAATTATATTTTAACAAACGAGATCACTTCTTCAGCTCATCTGATTTACGTCAGCGAGTATTTGACGCAGAAGCTAAGAAAAGAGGAGCACAATGGCAAGAAAAATCTTCGAATGCGTCGAATGCGATGCAGTCTTCAAGATAAGTCATTCACTTGACGAAGACTATTACACAGTAACTAACTGTCCTTTCTGCGGTGCAGAGATAGAGGATAAAGAAGAGGATGACGAAGACTTGTCCTAAATGCGGTACTGCTCATAACAAGCCCGGAACTTTCTGTTCTCGGGCTTGTGCCAATTCCAGACAATGGAATGAAGAGCAAAAGAAAGTCTTTTCAGAAAAGCAAGCAGCCTATATGGCCAGCGAGGAATCTGAAGAGCATAGATATAAGAAATCTATACAAACTCAAATGCTACGAAAAGCTGGCATTATGGGTACCGGCGAACTAGCTGAAGACGCCGAAGATATAATGACAAATCCCGATGATTACTTCTTTGTGCCGCCAAGGGATGAGGGTGACAATTTTTCCGACGGAAACGACTATTGGGAAGCTGTATAAATACTAATTTAATATTGGTATTTAGATGTGGTTATATAAAGAAAAGCCCTTAGAAACTGTTCCTGACGACGCTTATGGTTATGTGTACTTGATTACTAATACTGCCACGAATCGCAAGTATATAGGTAAAAAGTTGTTTTGGTTCCGTAGAACAAAAGTAGTTAAGGGTAAGAAGAAAAGATTAAAAGTTGAGTCAGATTGGAAAGATTATTGGTCTTCATCTGATGAGGTTAAAGCTGATGTAGAGAAACATGGCGCGGATAGTTTTATCAGAGAGATACTGCATATATGCCCTAACAAGGGATTATGTAATTACTTAGAAGCAAGAGAACAAATGGATAGACGAGTTTTAGAGACAGAAGATTACTATAATGGACAGGTTCAATGCCGTGTCCACAAAACTCATATCAAGAATTTAAAGGCATGAAATGCAATTAACCGGAATGTCCTTGTTAGGCGGAATGCAATTCATTAAAGAATATGAATCACCTCCTACATTAGCAGGCAGTTTGTCATTCAATGGAACAACTGCAACTATGACAATGTCTCCGGGCATTTATCCAAGCACAGGTGCATTTACAATAGAGGGCTGGTTCTATAATAATTCAAGCTTAGCAAACGTGGGGATATTAGGTACAGATCAAACCGATGGTCTAAGTTTATTTACTGTAGATGATACCACAATTACTTTAGACAGATATGGCGGCGGCGGACAGATAAGTTATATATGGGATACGTCCACAATAAAAACAAATACATGGCAATACATAGTTTTGAATCGAGATATAGACGGAGCAGAAACTATGTGGATTGGAGATTACGGATCATCTTTTGCGTATAGAGCATCCGAAGCCGCAGGCGGAACACCTATTAATCAGGGTATAGTAACAGATACATACGATTGGGGTATTTCAGATTATATTGGCAATTACTATGGTGGATATTTCCCTGGCAACATGACCAACATGAGGATTACTGTGGGTGATGCAAAATATAATAGTATGTCATCTACAATTAATATACCAATAGCTGCGCTTGAAGCAGATGCCTATACAAAATACTTAATGTTAGGTGCAGCTGTTACAACCGATAGTTCTGGTAATCAGACAATTACTAATAGCAACGTAACACAATCTGGAACTAAACCGTTCTAAGTAAAAAATGAGAATAAAAAACGTTTCTAATGGATACATAATATAAATTTACTAGCAGCGGATTAATTACATTTTAATTAAAGGAAAAAATGAGAATAAGTAATGTAGCGTATGGCGGCGCAGGCAAAGTAACATGGAATATTCTTAATGATGCTGTTACTCCCCCGGTTAATACTGTTGCGCCTGTTGTAACTGCGGATGGTAATTTTTCATTTACAACTACAGATGGAACATGGGACCCAGGATTTCCGGGCATTGTGGCATTTTCTTATCAATGGCAAAGATTTTCTGGCGGATCATGGGTAGATGTTTCAGATGAAAGATATCAAACCTATATTTGTAGAGATGCAGACAACGGAACTACAGTAAGATGCCGTGTGGGCGCAATACATCATTCCGGTACAGTTTCAGCTAATTCTAATGCATCATCCACAATAACAGGATCAAACGTATTTGTAATATCTGCAGGAATGGTTATTTTATATCCAGGTAATTATACCGGACCGATAGACGGTTGGGAATTATACTCATTGGGTTTAGATAAATTAATTTCTGGGGCAGGTGATTCTGTCAACCTTGAAGGTACGACAGCCGGCGAGACAGGGTCTTCAAACTCCACAACATTTGGATCAATTGCATATGGCGGTAATCATGCACCCGCAAGCCAAATCCCCGTAAACTCTCCCGGAGGATACTTTTCAACCCCTACAGTATGGTATGGCGGCCCTGGCGGCCAGCATTTGCATGTAGGTGCCAATTGTTCGCCTGCTACTGGTTTAAGCACGCCTATTAAACCTAGACATACTAAATTTACGTTATTAACAAATCCATCGCCGGCTAATTTTTTACCAGCAGGATCTATACAAATGAATGAAGATAACGTATGGGCAGATGGCGAAGCATTTTATGCGCCCCTTGACGAAACAGGTGCCGGCCGTGCGGCATTTGTTGTAGGATCTAATAAGTTTGAATACGTTGCAGCAAATTCAAGTGCTCATACATTTACGTGGACAACTGGAAAAGCTTTGAATGTACCACATTCGCATGCCAGATCAACATCCCCTGCACAAGGTTCATATAGACCCTCGGTCTATCCATCTCCTTTGGCACCTGCTAACTATGGGCTTGAACTATATTTAGACAATACTACACCAACGGGCGGACATCAACATACGCAGACAAGAAGCGTGACTATAAGTAATATGTCAGGAAAATTATTAAAATTTTGGAAAATTAAAGGCAGAAGTATTCCAAAAGGAAATTCTGTCATGATGCATACTTCCAAAAGTAGTTTATCTGGTAGCATATGGGCATATTGCAATGGCACCAACTCTACTATAGATATGAGAGAAAAGTTGCTGGCGATTCCGGATGAAGGATGGTTAACACGATATCCCTTGTCTGGTAGCCCAGCTGGATACCCTGCACATGGTGCGCCAACATTTGCCACAAATCCTGTAGACTACACCCTTACAAACCCAGTAGCTACAAATAATGGGAATTGGCCGCATTATCATGCTCGTACAGCATCTATGAATTTGCTATATGGGTCTAACCAAGCAGGACATACTGTAGAAAATATTACACATTCGCATGGGGTGTCGGGCGGCACACTGACAACAAACTATACCCCAGGTGTTATATTTCTTTCATTTGTACGATATATCGGACCACAATAACATTTAAGGAAAAATAATGTTAATACAACATACAATTATAAATTTAGATTTTTACAACGAATCAATTAGTTGCAAAATCAACGGAACCAATCATGTGTTCTCATCTGTTGAAAGTTTTGTGACTAAAACAAATTATCCGTTTGCTTCTTCAGTCGGACTTTGTGTATATGAGCCTACTAGAAATATTTTTCTAATTGAGGAAGTAGGCGGCCATGGCAAAGAAGGTGCAGACTTACCAGAAATAGTTTGGTGTAAAGATAATTTATCTGTTATGGAAAATGCTGCGATAGAGGACAGAAGAGAAACTAGTCCAACATTGACAGCAAGAATGCAGGCAACTGAATTGTTATACATGACAGATTGGGTATCAACAAGATGGCAAGAAGAAACTTTGCTTGGTATTCCGCATTCTATTAGTCAAGAAAAGTTTAATGAATTTTTACAATATCGTCAAGCATTAAGAGAATTACGAAGTGATACACCTGCGATGCAAGTAACATGGCCAACTAATCCATTAGGTTAAGGAAAACAAAATGATAGAACAAAATATAACTCCCCCAACAGCTGAGGAAATTGCCGAAATCAGAGAGAATGCATATAATGCAGATCATCCCGCTACTTGGATATGGAACGAAGCGGCAGTATCATGGGTTGCCCCAGTAGATCCACCCAATGACGGGTTTCCTTACATCTGGGATGAAACAACAAATAGCTGGATCCCATTCCCTGGTTATCCTAGAGATTAAATCTCAGCATATAAATATAATTTTAAACATTGTTATGAGGAATCATTATGGCTTCAAATTTAAATTCAGAATTTAATTATCGTTATCAAGTTATCGGCTCAACTCCTTGGGAAAAAATTAAAACACTTCAAGGGTTTTTAGTTGGAAGAACAAGAGCAGCAGTACTTGAAGAATGTGCAGAATTAAAATATCAAGCTAAACTTGAAGAGCTGAAACATTTAAAAACAGTTCCAGCATTACCACATATTATTCTTAATCTTAAAGCTGAGATAATTGAGTTAGAATCTCATTTGGAAGATCAAAAACACGCGTTTGAACTTAATCGTAAAGAGATTAAGATTCTAGAAAAGCTTTTAAATGAACTGTATACTGAAGTTGAACCAACTAGACTTAAGCATGAAGATGGCACACCTTATACAGATGATGAAATGTTTGAAGCCAATGCTAATTATGAGTTTACAGTAACAGTTGGTCGTGAGATACAATCCGAAATCATTGCAATGGGTAGACCAAGCCCAGCTAAGTTACTTAATGCAATGAGCAATCCACAGACATTAGAAGCACTTAAAATGGTTGGTCTTGTTCCTAAAGAAACAGTATTGTTAGAGCAGAAAGATATTATGCTACAACTTACTAACGAAACAAAACCCGCACTTGAGACAACAAAAGAATCCACAGTAGTTTCCATCAAGAAAAAGAAAAAATGATATTAAACGGAGTAAATATAGAAGGAGGCAACGGACCGATTGTTGGATGGTCTATGGGTGATACTCTTTCTTCAAGCGAAGGGGGTGTCGTAAGTAACACCAAAAAAGCTATATTTGGTTATGGATTTAGTAGCCCTAATTATACGTCAATAACCAATTTAGTATCAGATACCGGAGTGGTAGCAAGTAATACAACAGGTGTTGGTACTGCTAGAACCTTTATTGCGGCCGCAGGATATGGAACTGATAAGGCTATATTTGGATACGGGTCTCCTAGTAATGGAGTTTCGACAGCAATAACCAATCTAGTTTCAAATACAGGTGTAGTTGCTACAGATACTGCAGGTGTAGGTACAGCTAGATATAATATTGCAGCCGCAGGCTACGGTACTGACAAAGCTATTTTTGGTTATGGATTTACACCTGGACCCACGGTATATTCCCTGACTAATTTAGTTTCTAATACAGGCACGGTTGCTAGTGATACTACAGGTGTTGGTACTGCTAGATATAATTTAGCAGCCGCGGGGTATGGTTCATCTGGTCAGGCCATATTTGGATATGGTTTTACCGGAGCTTACCCAGCCTTATCAATGACCAACCTAGTATCAAATACAGGTGTTGTTGCTACAGATACTACTGGTGTTGGTACTGGTAGGTCTAATTTAGCAGCCGCAGGTTATGGTGGTGATAAGGCTATTTTTGGATATGGCGCTAACGCCGCGCAAACTAATACAGCTATAACTAACTTAGTATCAAACACAGGAGTTGTGGCAACAGATACTACTGGTGTTGGTACTGCTAGGAGACTACTTGCTGCCGCAACTTATGGCACAGACAAAGCTATATTTGGATATGGACTCAGCGGGTCAGCTACCGCTATAACTAATTTAGTAAGTAACACTGGTGTAGTCGCTACAGATACCGCAGGTGTTGGTACTGCTAGAACTGGACTTGCAGCCGCGGGGTATTCATTATAATCATGAGTATAATTGACCATTGGATTAAAGAAAACAAATGATATTAAGCGGAATAACTATAGGCGGTGGCACACCTGGTACTTTTTTAACAGTGCAGACTAGCGACACTATTCAGACTGACAATACACCAGCTGGAACTAAAAAGGCTATATTTGGATATGGATTAGCTTTTACCGGAGTGTCATCACTAACTAACCTAGTAAGTAATACGGGTGTAGTCGCTACAAATACCGCAGGTGTGGGTACTGCTAGACGGGCATTAGCAGCCGCAGGTTATGGTACAGATAAAGCTATCTTTGGTTATGGCGACACCGACGGAGGATTTGGGGTAAATATGGTCAATCTTGTATCAAACACTGGTGTAGTGGCAACTGATACCGCAGGTGTTGGTACCGCTAGAACTATATTAGCAGCCGCAGGCTATGGTACTGATAAAGCTATATTTGGATATGGAGCTACTCTCTCACCAACTACTAGCGTATCAATGACCAATCTAGTATCAAACACTGGTGTAGTATCATCTGATACGGCTGGGGTTGGTACTGCTAGATATAGACTTGCAGCGTCTGGGTATGGAACTGATAAGGCTATATTTGGATATGGAATTGGCCCTTCAGGTTCCTCAGCAATAACCAACTTAGTAACCAATACAGGTGTAGTTGGTAATGATGTTGCAGGTGTAGGTACTCTTAGAAGTTATCTAGCAGCCGCAAGTTATGGTGGAGATAAAGCTATTTTTGGTTATGGTATTGGATTAGAAGTATATTCAATGACCAACCTAGTATCAAACACCGGAGTTGTTGCTACTGATACTACCGGTGTAGGTACTACTAGGCATTCATTAGCAGCCGCAGGTTATGGTGGTGATAAAGCCATATTTGGGTATGGTAATAATAATGTGAGCGCACAATCAGTAACCAACCTAGTAAGTAACACGGGTGTTGTGGCCACAGATACCGCAGGTGTCGGTACTGCTAGACAACAACTAGCAGCCGCAGGATATTCATCAACTTAAAAATATAACTATGAGTATACTTGAAATTATAATCATTGCATTTGTAATACATATGCTATTGAATTACTTCTTATTCAGAAGTAAACGGGCAGTTCTACAATATAGATTGCAAACAGTAATGGAACAGATTGAGAAAAACACAGTAATATGTTCCATTGAGATGTACGATGGCTTGATATATCTATGGGAAGATCAAACTAAAAAGTTTATAACCCAAGGCGCAACTATCAAAGAGCTAAAAGAAAATTGCTTAAAGTATTTTCCTAATACAGCATTTGTAATATCAGGCGATGAGATTACGGTTGCGGATGCAGAATCTGTAAAACAACCATAGCAATTGTAATTGCGCTTACTAAAAAATAATATAAAGCTGATTTAACCATAAAATCTATCTTTGATTGCTTTGATTGCTTTGACTTTAGATGCCTGTGCTATTGTAACAGTAAATGATGTAGCTGCATGATGTGTATCTGATTGTTCCACAGCATCAACGCATTCAGCAACGATTAGCTCTACAAAATCCTCAAGTGATTTAGTGTAATCGCAAGCCCAATCAATGCCTTCGCCAATTTCATTCTCGTCCCAAAATATAAAGCCGGCTTCTTTTGCAAGTTCTTCAGTTAGTTTGTTCATTTAAAATTTCATCCTATCTTTTGTATGTTTAATACTATCGAGTATATCAATAGTTTTAAGTAAATCATCTTTGTATAGAATAGCAATACCATTGCCCTTCTCATACCAATCTTCAATATTGGAAACTCTGTCATCGATTAAGATGTCTCCAGGTTTACACCATTTCCATTTATCAGTACTAAACGGACCGAAGTTGACTTTATAAGTTGGAAAGTATTTTTTAATCCAACGTGTTTTATCATCTTCAGCTTCAGGCATTGTTGTCTTACTGGGCAACGCAGTTAAAAACTCTACATTGTATTTTGGTTCAATGCTTGAGCAATAACCGACAAGCGCAGTAGCATTAGCAAGCAATGGCAAGCGCCAATACAAATCACCAATGGCAGTTAGCTCAGCCCATTCTGATTTTGTAATTGTTCTGTCTGTCCAATGCACAGACCTGCCTAGTTGTTTACTGACATAGCCATCAAAATCAGCAACGACCCCATCCATATCAATGTATATTGTACTACGCATATCGGTCAAAATTCATTCCAACAAATAATAATCTTTTATAATCATAATACTCCTGTCGTTTATCCGACGCGGTATATAGATTTAATTCTTCTAATTCTTTTTTACGCAAATAGTTTATATTCGCTTGTATATTCGCATCTACTTTTTCTAAACGCTGTTTATTATGCTCATCTGATCTAAAAGCATCTAATCTTTTAATATCTTCGATTTGTCTGTCTACACGATTGTGTTTAGCATTAAAATCTACAATTGGTTGTGGGATATTATTTACAATCATAGTGTTAAATCGTTTCTATAATAGTATACATATAGTTTTAAATAGTAATTGAATAACGCTGGATAATGGACAGGCGAGGGGATATTATCCCCGAATACTTCTCGCATATGATTAGCAATTGATTCTACTTCTGTGTCGTCCATTTAGTAAATACTTCGTTATATTGTTTTCTATGTTCATCAATATCAAATTCGATTTTAGTATCCTTTATCTTAGCAATAACAGGATGCATTAACTTTGCAGTTAACGATTTAGACATAGTTTCTAAGACAGTATCTACATCTTTACCAGATTTAATATCTTTAAGGGCAGCATTTAATGCCTTTAATCTAGCTTCTTCTGCCCAGTCATTATTCATTTAAAATAGTGTTTCAATGTCAAGAGTTTATTCTCATACTCTGACATTTTAGCAATCTCATTATCAAATGCTTGAGTAATATTTTCGCCCAAACCAACAGCAACTACATGATTAAGAATAACCTCTGCATTGATTCGATGTTGCTCGATTTTTGTCTCATAATGACGTCGAGTAACATCAATAATCTCTGTTCTAAAATCCATATTGTTCCTTGTGAATCTTTATATTATAACGCATTTAGTTAAGTAAGTCAATACTGATATGGCAAAGCATAATTCAAATGACATTACAATGGATAAGAATATCCAATCAGCTTTAGTTAAATCGTACCACATCTTTGTGTTTAGTGATAATGATACGATGTATTTTGTCTTCAAATCTAATAGGCAAATCTAAATGCACAGTAATTTCAGGTCCGTCAATAAGATTAACTAAACGATCATTGCCTACACTACCAACAAAGGGTATGCCATTCCAAAGACCCATTATCCTATCACCTAAATCGTAGGTATGTTTATAACCATTAGCAATAAACCAATCGGATTGTCTACCCATTATGTCTCAATACGATCTATAAGATTGTGTAAACGATAAGTACAATGATTAATGGATTCATTGATTTGTTTTGCCATAGCTACAGCAGTAGACATTGGTCCTGTTTTTTCTGTGGGTAAAGAGTCTTTTGCTGTTTCTTCCGGATATAGTAAATGATATAGTTTATTTTCTAATGTTGAAATCATATCATGCAATTCATCTAGACTTTTAAATGTAGATTCTTGCGAGTTAAGTAATGACCTTACTGGAATATTTCCTGCCGTTGGTGTTTGATAATCAGTTTTAGCATATGCTCTATCATATTCTTGAGTATATGGTTCAGGTTGTTCTATGTGTCCAAGTTTTCTATTATAGTCCATTTTGACCTTTCAAAGTAAATTTATGTAATAATGATTTAGCATCATCTAAATCGTTAACGGGTTTTTCTAATTGATGCATCATGTCAATTGCACGTTTTGCTTTAAATAGACTTAATGCATAATCATAATCATCTGGCGTTGCACGCAAACACCATTGCTCAAATTCTTCATTAGAAGCATTCATTAGAAACTTTAAGTTATTTATGTCTCGACTATTCATAATCTGTCTCTTTCTCCATCCGCTTTTTTCATGATTAATGTGAATTCAATGTTGGCGCCAACTCACCTATTAGTGATCTTTCCAAAGCATGCGCTTCACGCTTGCCCCTGATGACAGCAAGCTCTTGTGCAACAAACGCTGAGACCCCGTAGGACCGTATAGCGTCGCATAACGCCCAGGACTTACCCTCAGTCAATGCTCGTCTAATGTGCTTTTGTACGCGTATTTTGAGGTCTCTTTTTCTGAAACCCTGAGTAATACCAATATAGAAGTCGCCTGTCTCGACGTTAGTCAGACAGTAGACAATGTGCTTACGATCAATGCGTTTTTTCCTAATCATGTCCCAATTATAACACCTTTTAGTATCCGTGTCAACCGTAAGGTTATTCAAAAGACCATGATTTGACAAGGGTTTTTGGTTGACAGGTGGTGCAAAATGTGCTATAATTACGGCATGAACACAAGAAAACAGTCAAATAATGCAAATGCAAATAAAATGCAAATGCAAAAGACCCAGCGCAGTAAAGGGTCTTTGCTTGACGAAGTGTCCAAAAGCACTTATAATAATGACATTGTAGCGCAAAACACAGGAGCTAATATGCGTGTAAAAGTAACATTTAACAAAGCTAAGAATCGTTTCGAGGGCTTTGTCGACGGCAAAATGGTCTCAAGATCGCGTCACGAATCATATGTTCGCGACCAGATTGCTAAGCTGGGTTTGCAAGTTGAATTGACCAGCGGTGCTGTTAACACGCAACCCAAGGTTGACGAGTTTGGTATTAACAAGCGTTTTGCATTTGTTGAACAAATGGTGACGATGGTTGCTAAGAAAACTATTGCATCTGCTATTATCACAGGTCAAGGCGGATTGGGTAAGACTCATACTGTTTTGAAATCGCTCAAAGCGCAGAACTTGATTGACACTACAGACGTAGCGTCATTCGAAGAAGGCGAGCGCATTAATACTAGTAAGTCATTTCGTGTAGTCAAAGGTTACAGTACCGCTAAAGGTCTGTATCGCACATTGTTCGAAGGCAACGGTCAAGTGTTAGTGTTTGATGACTGCGATAGCGTGCTCAAAGATCCAGTTGCGCTTAACTTGCTCAAGGGTGCGTTAGACTCATACGGCGACAGGTGGATTAACTGGAATGCAGATATGAAAGATGACGATCTGCCTAGAAACTTTAAGTTTACTGGTAGCATTGTGTTTATTAGTAATATGGATCTTGATCGTGTAGACCAAGCTGTTAAGTCTCGTGCTATGTGCGTTGACTTGAGCATGACACAAGATCAAAAGATCGAGCGTATGGAAGTATTGATTAATGACGAAGCATTTATGCCAGAGTTTGCAACAGCACATAAAGCTGACGCAATTGCATTTATTCGTAGCATTAGCAACAGCATTGAGAATTTGAGTTTACGCTCATTAATCTCAACGACCAAGATTCGCGCTGAAGGTGGCGATTGGAAAAACTTGGCTAAATACGTTTTGACGCAAGGCGCTTAATATGACAATGAAGTTTAGACAAGAAGTATCTAAAATGGTACATAATCTAAAAGATTTAGAATTTAGAAAGAGTGTGAATGGCTACGATTATATCGTAGTACCATCTAGTTTAACTAGGGGTATATTGCCAGAATATGTGCAAGTACAATCTCATAAGACAGGTAAATTAGTACGATTTAATCATATTAATCCAGAGCATCCCAGATACGATGAAGATGGGTGGGATGGAGAACAAGCAATATATCAACCAGCGGATTTATCTGCAGTTAAAAACAGCAATTTACTATTAGTTGTACATCATGAATAAGTTAATAAGAGATAATAAAGTAGCAGTACTATATTCACCAGATTTTGGTTCTGGGTGGTATTCCTGGAATAATCAATATCCTGAGATATTATTCGATCCGTTTATCGTCAAAATGGTTGAAGATAATACTAGTTATGAAACTATAATGTTATACTGCGAAGAGAAATATCACGGTGGATATTTTGGTGGCGCATCTGATTTAGAAATAGAATGGGTTGATATTGATCGAGATTTTAGAATCGATGAATATGATGGTAATGAAACTATTACATTTAGAGATAATGACGGCGATTGGATTACAGCCTAGTGTGCATTTTAACATCGTTCAAGTGTTCTGTCAAGCGTTTTGTAGTACCCATACAAGTTGCTAGGGAATGCTTGACGGGTTGTCCAAAATGTGCTATAATAGAGTCATAGTAAGAAGGAAATATATGAAATTAGTAATATCAACTCAAGTATATGAAAATTATGGCGCACATGATTGGGACGGCACCGGCGAGTGTCCTCAATACTGGAAAGCTAAAGGCGGTAGCGATTACGTTATCAAGCGGTTCAAAGGTGGCGATGAGGAAGCTGTCAAAGCAATCTTTTGCTTACGCTCACAGATCGAGAGCGATGACGAGTTCTATCGTGAGTCTATTTTGAGCTGGAACATTGTCGGTGACGACTACTTGACAGAGTTCGAGAAAGATCAGTTAGAGTATGAAGGCAAGATTCGTTTCCCAGCTAAAGAATTGGAGTGGTAATGCGTACTAAGACATTAATCGACGGGTTCAAGAACTCGCAAAAGATTCGAGTTATCATAGATGGCTTTGGAATCTACACTACGGTAGGCGGTGTGTCAAGTGTGTTTGCTCATCATAGTTTGAAGCAGGCAGCATTTGATGGGTTATTGCGTTTGAGTAATGATCGATATTTTGCTAAAAGAGCAAACGAAGAATTGCCAACGATGGTTAGTATGAAAAGTATGAATACTACTCAGATTGCTAAGCAAGTACAAATTGATTTGATTTAAGGAATAGATATGCCTAATTGGTGCAGTAATACAGTTCGCCTCACTCATGAAGATCCAGCTATGATTATTCGAGCGCGCGACGCTTTGACAAATGGTAAATTCTTTAATGAGTTTGTTCCAGTACCGAAACAGTTATCTGAGACAGCGGCATCATCGCAGACAGATGAAGAGATTACAAAAGCAAACATCGAGAAATATGGTTATGCTTCTTGGTATGATTTTTGCGTAAATGAATGGGGAACGAAATGGGATACTGAAGCGCATAGCGTTGACACCTATGAGGAGTATCCTGGCACACTCGAGGCAGTATTTGATACAGCTTGGTCACCACCGATTCAGTTTTATGAAAAGCTAGAACGCATGGGTTTTCAGGTTGAGGCAAAATACTATGAGTCTGGTATGTGCTATGCTGGAATGTATGAAAATGGTTGCGACAGTTACTACGAACTTAGCGGTATGTCAGCGGAAGATGTCGAGCACACGATTCCTGAAGAGCTTGATGCAGAGTTTGGTATCAGTGATAGCATGTACGAATACGAAGCTGACAACACTGAAGAGTGAGCATTTTAACATCTTTCAAGTGTTTTGTCAATACCCCAGTACCCTGAAGGGTTACTATACTTTCGGTTGACAGGATGACCAAAATGTGCTATAATAGAGGCATAGTAAGAAGGAAATAGAATGAAAAAAGAAAACACAATTTTAGTCGAGCTAAATAATGCTCAAATTCAAATGCTTTTAAGTTGCTTATTTGAAGCTAATTATCGGGGTCTAATTCAACCCGAGGATACTAAATTATTCGCTCAAACTCAAGAAATAATCGAGCACGCTGAAAACTCTATTTGGGAATAAGGAATTATATTATGTCTATCAATTATCACACATTATCAGAATTTGATCTAATTGCTGATTATACTAAAAGATCCGGATTTGGTTCTGAGATTATTTTAGGTTTACAATCAATTGCTGAAAATTGGGAACATTTTCAGGATACAGACGAGGATTTATGTGATGCTTATGAAGAAGTCATTTACCAATTATCCGAGTTTATGAAATTACCTAAGGCGTCATCATAATGCATAATAATATAGTTGTTCCAGAATATGGAATGTTCACAGAACAAGGCGATTATGAAATATATCGAATCGTCGATTTAGCTAAACGCGCCAGATTAACCTGGCATCAAGTATCCGGATTATTACAGCAATTAGCAGATAATCCCGCATACGAAGAAGCAATGGATACTGTAGTAAGAGAACGAGTTTGGGAGGAGTTAAAGTATGAATAAGCAAGAGTTTATGGATATGTTAAACGATGATTATCCGCCGGTTAATCTAGCTGGTATTGAATACTCTTTTGGATATATTCTAAAAGAGGTCGATCCAATTAGATTCGATGTTTGGTATAATGATTATATCTCATCACTAGAAGACGCAGATAATGCTCTATACCAGGATTTAGAAAATGCTTGATAAACTAATCGAAGAATACACAGCAATACTGGATAAAGACCCACTAGATCAATCTCAATCAACTGATATTATTCTAGCAGAGTTCGCGAATAAAGTAATCAAACAGACAATATCCGACCTGGGTCAAAGTAATTATTATAAACCCGCTACACTCTCATTCAAATGATAACGCTGGCGTATATTGTTGCAATTATATTCTCATTATATGCAATACATACAAACGATGTATACTACCTGATTCTATCGTTAATCGCGTGTTCAATAGCAATAATTGCAGGAAAAGACTAAATGCCAGAATTAGCGTTTATTGCATTATTAGTACTAATCTTTCTAATAGTAACAAACGATAAGGAATAATCCATGTTTAAAAAGAAATATATTGTTGCTGGTAATTACGAAGAATATAACGAGTTTATGTATAGACATCGCGATACTCCCAATGAAGTAT